CGGGTGGGATGTTTTATATAAACGCTCCATCTAGAGGCGACTACCACGCCCACCCACAGGATTGTTGGAGGTTTTACCCAGACGCCGCTAGAGCCTTACAAAAGTGGTCGGCTAGAAACAATATGCCCTGTGAAATTCTTTACACTAAGACCCTTACAGATTTCTGGGGGGATTTCATTGTCGTCTATAAGAAGTCTTAACTTAGGTTCTGGCAAGGATTGGCGTAGGGACTCTATAAACGCCGACATCCAACCGGAAAAAAATCCAGACTGGGTGCTAGACATTACAAAGGTTCCGTGGGGCGAGCGCATAGTCACAAGACTAGGCGAGTTCCAAGTAGAGCCGGGGATGTTTGACGAGATCATCGCCAACGACGTTTTAGAGCATATTCCTGATTTGGTAACGGCAATGACCAACTGCCGTGACTTGTTACACGAGGACGGAGAGTTTCACATCCACGTCCCCTACGATTTATCCTTTGGAGCGTGGCAAGACCCAACCCACGTTAGAGCATTTAACGAACGGTCTTGGTTATATTACACAGACTGGTCTTGGTACTTGAATTGGAAAGAAAGGTTTTACCTGCAAAGCCTAGAGTACGAGATCTCAGAACTCGGCCAAGAGGTGATGCGAAGCGAAGGCATACAAGCAGAACAACTTGTGGCCGTACCCCGTGCAATAGACGCAATGAGAGTCATTCTCACTAAGAAACCATGAAAAAACTCTGGAACGACATCTGCTGGAACGCAAAGTATTACTGGGACCGACTTTGTAAGAAAGTCAAAGAACTGTGGTAAAATAGCAACAACTTATCCCGAACAACCACCAAGGATTCGGACATGGAAGACAGTAAACTAGAAACAACTTCTGTAAAACGCATACCTCCGAGAGCAGGTATGGGAAGACCCGCAGGAGTGCCAAATAAGGCCACTAGCGCGGTCCGCGAGGCTATCGCTAGGATGGCTGAGGAAAACTCCGAGAACTTCATAGGATGGCTAAATCAGGTTGCTAGCACCAACCCTGAGAAGGCGTGCGACATCTACCTGAAGGCAATCGAGTACCACATCCCCAAACTGGCTAGGACTGAGGTTACAGGCGCAGAGAATGGACCGCTGACCATCAAGGTGGTCACGGGTATATGACCGAAGTCGTAGTCGAGACTGGCTACAAGCCACGAGAGCAACAGAGAAAGATCCACGACGCGGTGGCTGATCACCGCTTTGTAGTCGTAGTGGCTCATCGGAGGATGGGCAAGACGGTGGCTGCGTTAAACCAACTCATCCACTCTGCTTTGCAATGTGACAAAGAGTCGCCAAGATACGCTCTAATATGTCCGACGTATTCACAGGCCAAACGCGTCGCATGGGACTACTTAGTCAAGTTTACGGAACCGTTAAATACTGCCGCCAACATCTCTGAGCTCAAGGTAGACTTCTTTGGACGACGAATCCAACTATACGGGTCGGATAACCCTGACAGTCTTAGGGGCCAGTATTTTGACGGCGTTATTCTGGATGAGATCGGCGATCAAAACCCGAAGATATGGAATGAGATTGTTCGCCCTGCTCTCGCTGACCGTCTTGGCTGGGCGCTGTTTTTAGGAACACCCAAAGGTGCAAACCACTTCAAAGACTTCCGAGACAGAGCAGAGCAAGAACCCGGGTGGAAACTACTTGAGTTCAAGGCTTCGGAGACGGGCATACTTTCAGAAGATGAACTCGCCGCTGCCAAGAAGGAAATGGGCGACGCTAAGTACGCCCAAGAATTCGAGTGCAATTTTGATTCTCCGGTTGAGGGAGCGTTCTACGCACAGCAAATCGTGGAACTCGCTCCTGAAAGATTTCAAGACTTTGCCCGAGACGATCTCCTTAAAACCTATACGGCGTGGGATCTGGGTGTTGGTGATTCGACGGCGATCTTCGTTGCACAAACGATGGGTAAAGAGGTCAGGATCATCGACTACGTTGAGAACCACGGGCAAGGTCTAGTCTGGTATGTAAACTGGATCAAGGAAAACAGATACCACACCGCAGAACACATCCTGCCGCACGACGTAGAGGTTAGAGAACTAGGAACAGGCAAGAGCCGCAAAGAGATACTGCAAGAACTAGGACTGTCCGTCACCGTCTGCCCAAGGCTCGGTGTGGATGATGGAATCCAAGCCGTCAGGAGACTCCTGCCGAACTGCTGGTTCCACCCCAAAGCAAAGCAAGGATTAGACTGTCTGCGAAACTACCGCAGGGAGTATGACGAGAAACGCCAAGTCTTTTATGACAAGCCACTCCATGACTATACGTCTCACGCGGCAGATGCCTTCCGGTATCTCGCGGTCGGGATGAACCAGACGAGCAACTGGAGTAAGCCGATCAACCCGAATGTAAAATGGATTGTGTAAATGAATGAAGAAACCCTAAAAGGCATACTCGATAACGAAATCGACAATGCCATTGGCTATCTTGAGACCGAGACAACAGAGTCCCGCCGCAAAGCCATTCAGTATTACAACGGCGAAGAGTATGGCAACGAGGTAGACGGTCGTTCGCGCATCGTCACCCGTGAGGTCGCAGAAGCGGTGGACGGTGCTATGCCCGCGCTCATGCGGGTGTTTACGTCCTCGGACGAGACCGTGGTGTTTGAACCCAACGGCCCGGGAGACGAAGAAAAAGCCCGGCAAGCTACCGAGTATTGCAACTGGGTCTTTATGCGGGATAACCCGGGTATCTCCATCCTGCACACTTGGATCAAAGACGCCCTGCTATCTAAGGTCGGCACGGTCAAGGTTTACTGGCAAGACGAGACAGAGGTAAATACCGAGTCTTACGAGAACCTGCTCTCAGACGAACTGGCCCTGCTTTTGCAAGACGAGTCAATGGAAGTCGTCAGCCAGCAAGAGCGTCCGATTGCCAAGAGCATTGACCCCATGACAGGCCAAGAGATAGACGTCATGGCCTACGATGTCAAGGTTCGCAAGACCGACAAAAAAGGTCGTGTAAAGATCGAGAACGTCCCGCCCGAAGAGTTCATTGTCAGCAAGAAAACCATTGAGTTGACGGACACCCCGTTCTGCGCCCACCGCCGCCTAGTCACCCGATCAGAGCTCGTGGCTATGGGGTTTGATAAGGACGAAATCGACCAACTCCCGACCTACGAAGATCTAACCTACACACCGGAGCGTGTTGCCCGCTACTCCAACGGTGAGCAGCCGGATGATCCAAGTCTGGATATGTCCATGCAAGAGGTGGAGTGCTTTGAGGCTTTCATCCGCGTTGACTACGACGGAGACGGGATTGCCGAGTTGCGCCGCGTGTTCTACGCAGGTCAAAACATCTTGGAAAACGAAGAGATCGACTACCTGCCGTTTTGCTCTATCTGCCCGATTCCGCTTCCGCACAAGTTCTTCGGTCAGTCCTTGGCAGACCGGACGATGGATCTCCAGATCATCAAGTCCACCCTGACCCGTCAGATTTTGGACAATATGTACCTGACCAACAACGCTCGGGTCGTTGCCGTAGACGGACAGGTAAACTTAGACGATTTGCTTACCGTTACTCCGGGTGGGGTTGTACGAGTTAAGAACCCTGCCGCGGTCCAACAGTTGCCAGTTCAAGCAGTCGCAGGACAGTCCTTCCCGATGCTTGAGTATATGGACAACATCCAAGCCAAGCGCACGGGTGTCAACGATGCTTCTCAGGGACTAGACCCCAACATCCTGCAAAACACCACAGCCGCCGCTATTGCAGCCATGCAAAACGCCGCTGGCTCAAAGATGGAACTGATCGCCCGTATCTTTGCCGAGACAGGGATCAAAGACCTCTTCCGCAACATCCTGCACCTGCTGTGCAAGTATCAGGACAAGTCCCGTGTAATCCGTCTGCGCGGCAAGTACGTCGCCGTAGACCCCCGCGAGTGGGATACCGAGTACGACATCACGGTCAACGTAGGTCTGGGAACCGGAAACCGCCAAGAACAGATGGCAATGCTTGGCATGGTGCTTCAGAAGCAGGAGCAAATCATCCAGCAGTACGGTCCCGCCAACCCCTTGGTTTCCGTTGGTCAGTACCGTGCAACCCTAGGACGGTTTATCGAAGCCGCAGGGTTTAAGGACTCAAGTAGGTTCTTTAACGAAATCACCCCCGAGATGGATGCCGCACTATCGCAACCGCAACCACAGGGACAGCAGGTCGATCCGATGGTCCAAGCGGTCATGGCTCAGACCCAAGCACAGATCCAAGCAATGATGGCTAAGGCTGAAGCTGACATCCAAGTCAAACGGGACAAGGCTATGGCAGACATTGCCATTGCTCAAGAGAAAGCCGCCGCCGAGATCCAACTCAAGCGTCAGGAGCTCGCAGCACAAACCAGCATAGATGCCACCGCCGCTGGCATCCGCGCCGTAAGGGGATAACATGGCAACCGCATACGATTTAGTCTCAAGCGCCTACGAGAGCATTGGCCGTGGAGCGGGCGACGCAGAAGGTATAGCCTTTTGGACAAACGCCTTGGAGACCGGGCAGATGTCGCCCGTAGAGTTTCAACAAGCATTCCTCACAGCCGCCGCAGGTGTAACCGCACCCGAGTACCAAGCAGCCGCAGGTAGGGCTAGAGACATGATGAGTCTCGCGCACTCACTTCCAGCCGCCGCACCTGTGGATAACTCATCGTTTCTAACAGGGCAGTTCCAGACCCAACTTGGTCGTGAACCAACGGCAGACGAGATTGCCTACTACTCCAGCCAGATCAACTCTGGCCGCATTACACAACCGCAAATCACCCATGCCCTGAATCAGTCGTTGGAAGGGCAGAACTACGACACCCAATACCTAACCAGCGTCTACCGTCAGATGTTCGGTAGAAACCCCGATCAAGAAGGTTTCCAGTATTGGCTGTCTCAGGCACAAAACGACCCGCAAATGACCGGGGACGTAGTTCGGCAATGGATCGGAGCCGCCGCCCAAGGCATTGATCCGGTCAGATACGCAGACGTAATGCTCAAGCAAGAGCGAGCAATAGAGATGGCTTCCCTAGAGGCTGATCCATACGGAGGAAGGTACGCAACCACCTCGATCTACGAGCTCCCGACAGATGCGGTCAATGTCTCCCAGATCGGTGGCAGGAACGTACAGTTTGTCGCTCCCGTCACTCAAGAGCCTATTATCAGCCAGTTCAACCAAGGGCAATTTGCTTCACGGGCAGGGCTAGACGTTTTATCTGCTCCCGCCGTAAACGCCGCAGTCCAGCGAGCACTTGCCTCTGGGACGATGAACCAGACGGATTACAACAACCTTTATAACGACCTGCGGGATGCTCGGTCAATGGATCAGGTCTACGAGGCCCTTAACAGACCTAGAGCTCAAGTCGTTGTAGACGCCTTATATGGATTCCAAGCCGGGGAAGGCAAGACCTTAGAAGAGGCACAGACTGAGGCAGGTATCAGGACTCCGTATATACAACAATTCGGGTACTACCCGTCCAATATGGCCGTGGCAGACGTTCTCCAGAGGGCTGGGGTTGACTACGCTTTCGGCCCGGGAGCCTACGCCGGATATGACACGATGACGCGGCAAGCCAACGTGGTGACCCCGCAGAATCTAAACCAGCAAGTAGGCAGGTTGATTAACCAGATCTACGGTCAGGCAGATTTCGTGCCAACACCGATCACCCCGGGCTACTACTCTGAGCGCGGATTTGAACCCACATACACCCCGCTTGGAACAGCACCAACCTTCCGGTCAGGCGTGGCTGGCTATGTTCAGCCGTCCTTTACCCCAACAGGGTTTGAGTTTGGCGTCACCCCGGCAATGGTTCCAAACCCGCAACTAACCCCAGTAGCCACATTTATACCGGGACGGTTTGACCCCAACGCTACTGGTTACGATGCCCAAGGCAACCCGATATTTACCCCGCCTCCGGGTTCAGCCGTGGAGCCTGTTGATGGTGGTTGAAAACGCCGCGCTCAAGGCGCAAAACTTACTAAACAACGAGTTTTTTACGGATGTTGTAAAAATGCAACGAGAGTTGTATATTCGCAACATCTTAGATAGTAGTCCCGAACAAGGTGACGTCCGAGAATCGGCATACACCAAGATCAGGGCACTAGATGAATTTATCGCCACGCTTGAGTCAATGGCTAAACAACCAGAGATAGAAAAGAAGCGATTTAAGATTTTTTAATTACTAGGAGTCACAGATGGAAGACAGCAACCCGCAAGGGACTGGCAAAACCGTAGACCAAGCAG